GTTCACCAATCGGATTACTCTGGTTGGAATTATTTTGCAGTTGAATGGAAACAGTATTACATTGAGGACGGCACTATTGTAAACACTCAATACCAAAGAGACAAAGAACTGGTGGGCGGTTTGCCTGTTGAGATACGTTACTACACTGTTGACGGTGCAAAACAATTGCTAACAACATACGGTCAAAATTACGCAGACTATTACCCCCAGAGGGTTACAGGAGTAAACGCAAAGTTTTTAACCTTGTTTGACAAACCAACTTATTTTATTGGTTATCCGTTTTCGTTAACTTTTATTTACACCGAAGAGGGGATGCAGGGTTTTGCCGTTACACGTGAAGAGGATAAGTTTGATTTAAACGGTAACAACGTTGGACACGTTGACGCAAATTTTGGTAGTAGTAAACAACGCATAGGTTTACACCAATTGACTTTAAACGGTAGTTACAGTGCGGACGTTACAAACGTTGACGTTTGGTTAGAGAGTGGAGCGAGTGCGTCAAACTTTTACGTTGAAGAGGATTACGTTGCGGACAATTACACGCTTGATACTTTAAGTGCACCTGCACCAGTGTTTAGATTAACAGAAAAGAAAAACGTTTTAATAAATACCGAGTGCCGAAAAAATCCGATTTACCTAATGTGGAAAAACGTTTTAGGTGGTTGGGATTTCTGGTTGTTTGACAAAGTAAACGAAACGAATTACAAAGCGAAACAAACAGGAACGTTTGCAATAGAAAACGAAAACATTGAGACAGGGATTTACCGTGAACGTTTATTGAGTGCAGGGTTGACAAAGGGTTACATTTTAGGAGACACGGTGAAACCAAACGAAGCGGATGCAATAGCACAAATTGAAATGAGTCCGCAGGTTTATATGTTATGGAATCCATCACAGTTAACGGTAAATCCAGACCTTGCGTGGTTAGGCGTTAACATAGTGCCGAAGGGCGTTAAATATACGAGCAGGGAAACGAGCGTTGAAATTGAAATACAAATAGAGTTGCCAGAATTTTACAACGTAGCCAACTAAATGCAAAGCATTGAACTAATTGTAAACGATATTAGTTTAGACCTTGACGGTAAAACAAACATTGCACTTGTTTTACAAGCACAGGATTTAGGTGATATTAGCGAGAAGGTTGGAAGTTTCAGCCGTTCCTTTACGATTCCTGTTACTGAAAAAAACAGAAGGGCGTTAGATAACAGTTACACGTTTACGGCAACAACAAATTTTCCTTACAGAAAACACAGGGCAATTTTAAAAGTTAACGGTTTGGAGTTGCCAGAGGGCATCGTTATTGTTGAGAGTGATGGATTGAACAGAGAGCAAATAAGGTTAACGTTTTACACAGGCAACGCACCTGCATTCCAGATTTTGAAAAACACTAAATTGCGTTCGCTCTGTTTTTATGATGCGTATCACCACAGGTTTATTTATGAAATTAGTAAAAATAAATACCTGCCTTTGCCCCCACAAACAAACGTTTACAAATATCCGTTGGTTGTGTACAATGACGATACAAATGATTTAACTTTAACAGGTGCGAACGGTGTAAATTTAAATTTGCTTTTACCTGCATTGCAATTGAGTTACGTAATGCAAGAGATTACGAGGGCAATTGGTTACAGTTTTGTTGGTGATATTATTACAGACCAACTTTTCACAAACATATTTTTTCCTTACAGTAACGCAAAGTTTGAGCGTGATGAATACAAGGTCAACCGCAATAACTATTACACAAACTATCCAACCACGCAGATAACGGCACAGAGTCCGTCCGCAGGTGGTTTTGTTTACGATGAAATAAGACACGCAGAATTTGACTCTTTAAATCATAGAACCGCAATAGGATATTCAAAGGCATACGGTCAAACGTTCCAGAGACCTGCAACGATTTCTAACTTTGCTTTTACCGCTGACACGAATAGCGTTTACTTTGCCGACTCTGGTTGGTATAGGGTGAAACGTATTTACCGTTGGACGAACACGCAAAACGTTCCTGTTTATTTTTCAAATTTTGTTGGAACGAGTGGCGGTGGTTATCCATTGAGCACAATGATAACAACGGAGGTTAATGGTTTAGGTAACGTGTTTACTGGAATAAACACGCAGAACGCAGGTGCAGGTAACGGAGGCGTTGACGGTGATAATCCGATTCCGTTGCTACCTTTTGCGAGTGCGTACTACGAAACAGTGATTGAAAGTTATTTTAAAGTTACGGCACACACACCGTATTTTTTCGGTGTTTATTCAAACCAACAGTGGGAAATTTTAAGCACCTATTGGGAACAGGAATTTATTACAAGTGCTGAAATTGTTACAAACGAAACAGAGGTTTTGTTGGACACTGGCACACTGAATTTGCGAGGCACGATTGATGAGCCGAAATGTAGCCAGAGTTTAATTAGTCCGTCAATGTGTTTGCCAAACGTAACGGTTGGCGAGTTCCTAAAGATAATTGCAAATATGTTTGGTTGTATCATTTTCATAAATGATATTGACAAAACAATTGAGTTTAGCAAGTTCCAAAACATTTACAACAATATACCTTACGCAAAAGATTGGAGCGACAAGGTTGTTAATTTAAAAGAACACAACTGGAATACCAGACCGAGCAAATACGGAATAACAAACAATTACTATTACGAAAGCATTGAGAGTTTAGGAGGTAAGGCGTTTAGTAATTACCAATTAACGATTGACGATGAAACATTGCCACTTGAAACGGACGTTGTAAAGATTCCTTTTTCTGGAAGTGAAACCGTTGAACGTTTGAACGGTGAAGAGATGGCAAAAATTCTTTTGTTGGATGCTGACGGATTGTTTAACGCAAGTGAAACCAAGCAAAGGATTTTGTTAATTGATACAATGCGAACCAACACCGCACCTGTTACGTTTTTTAGAACGTTGACAAACGGCACAACGCAAAACGTTTCAACGGAAGCGATAACAAACAACGGTGGTTTGGTTGTCGGTTATTTTAACAGGGCAAAAAATATGCCGTCTGGTTCACCACAATTAGGATGGCTTGAATACCTGTGGGAGAATTATTGGCAATCGTTTGAGCAAATCACTGAAGGGTTCAAAGAATTAAATTGCGTTTTGCGGTTAAGCCCTGTTGATGTTCAAACTTTGGATTTCAAAATTCCTGTTTACCTGCAACAATACAACGCATACTTTTACATTCAAAAAATTTCCGATTGGACAGGGGAAAAACCTGTTAAAGTTGATTTATTAAAACTAAACTAATGGCAGAAAGTAAACGAATAATTTTAGTTGATATTGAAATACAAACGGACAAACTTTTAAAGTCCGTTACAGACGCACGTAAAGAGGTAGAGAAATTAAAAGCGGAAAATAAAAACCTTGTCAACGAATTAAAGAACGCAGGTGAAATTGGTAGTGCGAGTTGGAATAAGGCAAACCGTGCACTGGTTGAAAACGAAGCGAACTTACGCAAGGCACAACAGGTTTTAAAGGACACGCAAAAGGAATACGATAACGTTGGCAAGGCACAGGAGCAACAAGCACAAGCACAAGCACAAGCACAACAGGAAAAAATACAAGCCGACCAACAAGCAACGCAAAGCACAAAAGAGTTAACGTTGGCAATGCAGACAATGGCAGACACCATTGACGAAGCGTTGGGAGGTTCGCCAGAGCAACAAGATTTAATAAAGAACATAACAAACACAAAGGTTGCACTTGCTGAATTAAATCAAGTTAACAACACGCTCAAAGAAGGTTTGAAGGGCGTAGCGGTTGGAACGCCAGAATTTAAAAGAATCACACAGGCGATTGCGGAAAACGAAGCACAAACAAGACAGGCAAAAGGCGAGTTAAATAATTTTCAAAAACAATTAGACACTATTGGCAAGGCGAACATTGCCAACGTTGGAAGTTACGAGCAACTGTTAAGGCAATACAATCAAGCCGAAGTGAGATTAAAAACGCTTGGCAATACGTTAAAAATAAATAAAGACGGAACGGTTGAACTGACCGCAGAATATAAAAAAGCACAAGCACAAGTGCTGAATTTAAAAGAGGGTTTGTTGAAGTTCAACGAGGGAATTAAAGACGGAAGGTTAAACGTTGGTAATTACACTCAATCATTTCAACAGGCAATTCAAAACACTGGTTTATTTGGACAGGCAATTGCACAGGTGCAAAATACAATCCAGAGCGGACAGGCAATTTATCAAGGTGTGCAAAGCGGTTTGAAGTTGGTTCAAGACGGTTACAACACCGTTGGCGAAAGTTTAAAAGCATTTGGTAATACATTTACCAGTGCAGGAACTACGGCAGAAAATGCGACAACAACAATAAACGAAAGTGCCGAAGGAATTAAGAACGTTGCGACAAGTGCAAACGAGGCGAGTGTTGAAGTTGAAGCGGTGGGAGGTAGTGGAGAAAAAGCAGGGAAGGGATTGTTAGGAGGTTTCAATTTAGCAACTAACGGAACGAAACTTTTAAAGGCAGGTTTGGCAAGTATCGGAATCGGTTTAATCATTTCAGCCGTTGTCGCTCTCATTGGATATTTTACAAAGTTCCAGAGCGGAATTGATAAACTTAAACAAGCATTAGCAGGTGTAACAGGATTCTTTGAGAGCATCATTAGTGGCATTGTTGCAATAGGCACGGCAATAGCAACGCTTGATTTTACAAAGGCAGGTGAAGGTTTAGCGAATTTGGGAAGCAATGCCGTTGACAGTGCTAACAAGTTGGCACAATTGGAAGCACGAAAACAAAGATTGGAAACGCAGGATATTAACAATATCGGAATACAAGGAGAGTTGAAAAGAGAAATTGAGGATTTGATTTTATTGAGTGAGGACAAAACAAAATCCGACCAAGAGCGAATCACCGCAATTGAAGAGGCAGGTCAAACGGAAGTTAAACTATTACAAAACCAGTTGGCACGTGAGCAAGAGTTGTTGGATATTACAAACGAAGAGATTGAGTTAAAGAAAAAGAAAGGAACGGCAACACGTGATGATTTACGTTTACAAGCGGAAGTAACGGAGAAAGTTTTGAATTTGCAGGATGATATTTTAGACAAAGAAATAGAGGTTAATGCGAGAACATCCAAGTTGCGTAAATCACTTGCACAGGACACAATAAACGCAAACATTGGACTGTTACAAAACCAATTGAAGTTAGCGGAATTGGGAGGACAGAACACGGTTAAACTTGCAAAGGATATTGCATTGCAAGAGCGAAACGCAAAACTTGAACAAACAAATTTAAGTGATGCGGAACGACAGTTGGCAGAAAGCAATTATCAAGTTGCGTTGGCACAAATTGAAGCGGATGCAAGGGCAAAGAGAAGGACTCAAGCAGAACAGTACAACGCACAACAAAAAGCGTTAGCGGAAGCAACGGCAGACGCTTTACTGAATACAATACTTGACGGCAAGACAAGGGAGTTGGCAATTGAAGCGGAAGCGTTGCAAAGGAAGTTAGCGGATATTAAGGGCAACGGAGAAAAAGAAAAAGCATTGCGTGAGGCATTGACTAACGAGAGTGCGTTAAAGGTTCTGGAGATTGAAAAGAATTACGCAGAACAAAGTTTGCAAGAGCAAAACGCAACGTTGCAAAAAAACCTTGAAAAACAAACCGCACAAATTGAGGCGAACACAAAACAAAAACAAAATGCGTTGGCACTTGAATTGTCGCAAGGTTTGATAACGCAAGAGCAATACGATGCACAACTTTTGGAACTTGAAATAAATAAGCAAGACCAGATTTTAGCAAAGCAACAGGAGTACACCGTTAGCCGTTTGGCGAATGAAGAGTTGTATTTTCAAGATGCAGAGGCAAAAGCAAAAGAACAGTTTGAAAGTAAAAAAATAACAGAGCAACAATATCAAGACCAGTTAACGCAAATCAACACGCAAAGAAAGGAAACGCAGACCGCAACGGAAGAGGAAACACAGGCGTTGTTAACGGCAACAACAGAGGCAGGTAATGATGCAAGGTTACAAGCGACAATAAACACCAACAATCAAATTTTAAAAAACACGAAGGAAACAAAAGAGGCACAACAAAAATTGAATGAGGAATTTTTGAACAGTGCAAAGACGGCAATAAATGGGTTTGCTCAATTGTTGGCAACGGACGAGAAAAACAGAAAACGAAATGCGGATATTTTAAAGGCACTTGCAAAGGGTGAGTTAATAATAAACGCTTATCAAGAGATTAGCGGATATTGGACAGGTGCAGGTAAGGACGCAGGTAAATCCGTGTTGACACTTGGACCAGTTGCAATAGCAACGGCAAGTCTTTTGAGCGTTGGAGCGTTGGCACGTTTGTTTACTGGATTGAGTGCAATAAACGCACAGAAATTTGCGAAGGGCGGTTACACCGTTGCAAATGCCTTAATGGAATACACGCCAACAGTTTCAAATGATTTCGGAGGCGGTTACGTTTCCAGTCCAACAATGTGGCAGGGCAATGACGGTGGTATGAAGTTGGCAGGTGAGGCAGGTACGGAGTGGGTTTCCCCTGCTTGGCAAATAAGACAAGCACCGAGTTTGTTTGCCTCTCTGGAACGTTGGAGAAAAACAGGAGTGCGAACATTTGCGGACGGAGGGTTTACAACGTCAAACATTAGTGCACCTATTTTAAACACGGTTGAAATTTTTGAGGGTGCGGTTAGCAGGGGATTTGCGAACGCACCTGCACCAGTTGTTAGCGTTACCGAAATAAATGAAATACAAACGAGGGTTAGTGTCATTGAAAACCGAAGCAGTCTATAACGAAATAAAAAAGTTGGACGAGGCAGGGGTTTTGCCCAGACTTGTAACGGTGGGATTGATTTCACCGAAAGCGTCAACGTATATGAAAATCACGGAGACGGTAGTTAAGCAACAAACAAGGTTACGCAATACACCAAACAAAGTAATAATTTCAAACGTTGCAAATGAATTTAGAGTGAGCACCGCAACCGTTTACAGGGCAATAAGTATAATGCAGAAACCATTGCAAAGACGTGAGAATAACAAAAAATAAAAATTTCTAATTTTACAAATATGGCGAAGGTCGGAACAATAAACGTTATCGGAAGCATAGGAGCGGACGAACCTGTTTCTTTACGTTCAGTAATGGAGCAAGTAACAACGTTAGGAGAAGTTGACAGTTACATTGTAAACATTAACAGTGGAGGCGGTGAGGTTACAGAGGGGTTTGCAATTTACCAATATCTTACAACGTTAGACAAACCAATTACCACACGTGGCATTGGTTTAGTTGGTTCAATTGCAACCGTTATTTTTCTGGCAGGTGATAACCGAGAACTTTACAACAACACGCAATTTTTAATTCACAATCCGTGGACGTTTGGCGAAGGCGATGCGGACGCACTAACAAAAAAAGCCGAAGAGTTACGAAGCATAGAAAACCAACTTTTGGATTTCTACGTAAATATGACAGGAGGCGAAAGGGAAACGTTACAGGATTTAATGCGTGAGGATAAACTAATAACGTCAGACGTTGCACACGAATTAAAATTTGCAACCAGTGTTTTGCCGTCTGTTAAAGCGTATGCAACTATTAACATTAAAAATAAAAACAACGTAATGAAAAAAATTGGTAAAATTTTTAAGGATGCGTTCAACGCACTTAAAGAAAACGGAGTAATCCTAAATGAGACCGTTATGACAACGGACGGAATGGAACTTGAAGTAACAATGGCAGGTGATTCAATAGCCGTTGGTGATACTGTAATGGTTGAAGGTGCAAACGCCAACGGTGTTTACACTCTGGCTGATGGTAGCACAATCACAGTTGTTGACGGCACAATTACCGAAATGGAAAAGCCGAGTGCGTCCGTAGAAAATTCAATTATGGACGTGAAAAAAGTTGAATTGCAAAAACAGATTGAAGAGTTAACCGCACAAATCACCGCATTGCAAACCGAAAACGAAACGTTGAAAGGTGAGCAATCACAAATGATTGAAGAGGTTGCGGTTATTACAAACCACTTGCGTTCACTTAAAGTAAACGTTGCGATTCCAAACGCAAAAGTAAACTTTAACAAGAGCAAAGAAGTAAGCACCGAACTGACGAAGGACGATGTAAAAAACAGAATTAAGGAATTGCAAAACCGTTCCAAAAAGAAAAACGTTATCGGATTTTAATTTAAAAAATATAAATAAAAAATGGCACTAATTAACAACCTACCTGCATTGACCGCACAACAGGTGCAGTCTATGAGCGAAACCTTGTTTGAAGGTTTCTTTAATGACCCAATTTTGTCTTCACTTGTTACCGTTCAAGAGGGAATAAAGGCAGACAAGCAACTAATCATTTTCAACCGTCATACTGGTTTGAGTGGTAAGCAAGTTACCGCCTGTCCAACACCTACCAACGCAACTTGGGGTTTTGACACCGTTGAAAAAATCTGGAGACCCAAATACATTGGAGACCGTTACGAAGAGTGTTACCAAACATTTATGGACACGTTCGCTCAATGGATGCTTAACGCAGGTGTAGCAAAGTCCGATATTACAACAACCGAACTTTCGGCTTTTATTGTAGAGCAAATGCAAGATATGGTCAACGAAGTTTACCAACGGATTTTCTGGTTCGGTGATACTGGAATAGTTGAAGGTACTAACAACAATTTGACCGCAGGTCAAGGTGCTTATTTCAGTGCACTTGACGGAATTTGGGCACAGGCGTTTGATATTGTTACCGCCAACGCAGTACGTCTTTCGTCAACTGGTTTGGCTACAAAGAACGGTCAAGCGTCTTACGCACTACAAAAGTTTTCAAGCACTGACGTAACAAATCAAGTTGTTTCGTTGGCAATGGATTCAGTTTGGTATGATGCGGATATGCGTTTGCGTTCACAAAACAAATCAAACCTTGTTTATTACGTTACGCAGTCAGTTTATGACCAACTTGAAAAAGAGCGTAAAGCAATAAGCGGAATTGAATTGCCTTACAACCGTCAAGAGAATGGTTTGACCACGCTTACTTGGAACGGCATTAACGTTGTACCAGTTCAACTTTGGGACAGAATGATTAGTGCTTACTTTGGAGACGATGCAACGCCTGTTAAATCCATATTGCCTCACCGCATTATGTTAGCACCTGTTAGCAATTTGTTGTTGGGTGTTGAGACAACTGGAAGTCTGGCTGAATTGGATGCGTGGTATTCAAAAGATAACGAGGTAATGTACGCTAAATTCGGTGCGTCAATTGATGCAAAGATTGGTGTTGACAATTTGATTCAAGTTGCTTACTAAAAAACAGGAGGGATAAAATATGAAAACAAATAAATTGCAAGTGCTTTACGTTCTACTTTGTGGAATCGTTGGAGCGATGTTTTTTGGTTCACTCATCGGAGGTGGAGACCAATTCACAACACTGGTTGCCTCTGTTGTTTCGTTTGTAAGCACGGTTGCGTTAACTTACGGTTACACCGCAAAAGACCGCAAAGAAATGGCGTTTGCGTGTGGAGCGATTACCGCAGGTATTACGCTTAACTGTGAAGACCCTTTAACGTCTGGAGTTACCGCAACGTTTTACATTGCAAACAAAGACGATATTGCGTCAATTACCTATGACCCTACAAACCCAATGTTAGCGGATTCTATTACTATGGTAGCAACAAAAACCTTTTTCACTTTTGAAGGTCAGTTGCAGTCAACAGAGCCGAAGTTCGCAATGATTAAGGGTAAGTATGTGAACCAGTTTGAGCATAGCGTTGGTGCGTTGGTATTCAAAATTGACCCAGATACCAAGAAGCAAATCAACAATATGAAAGACGGTAATTTCGTTTGCATTGTAGCAAACAATTACGTTGGTGCAACTGGAAATTGTAAGTATGAAATTTACGGTGCAGGTGCAGGTTTGAAAGCCGAAGTGTTGGAGCGTAATCCTAACGATACCGAAAATTTGGGAGCGTTCAAAATTGAGTTGAAAACGCAAGAGTATGCACGTGAGGGTAAACCCCCTGTAACGTTGTTTGATACTGACCTTGCCACAACTGACGCTCTGGTTCAATCACTATTGTAATTTTTCAAATAGGGCTTTTTAATAAGGGGGGAAGGTGGTTAACCTTTCCCCTTTTTTAATAAATTAGCACAATGTATAAAGTCAGCGAAGTAATTGAATTTATGAAAACGGTTAACGTTTATTCAATAACAAATAACGATTTAACATTTACTAATTTCATTACCTATTACACGCACACGTTTGACGAAATGCCAAACTGCACCGCCTGTCCAAACGATATTGAGGTGGCAATTGGTAGAATGAATTGGATTTTAAAAATGCACGTTAAAGCAAACAAAGAAGATTTACACAAAGCCGATTTAATTATGAATTACAGAATGAAACCGAAGGTGCGTATTTATAGCACCAAACTAAACTTAATGGTTACACCTTTTAATTGCACGGATGCAATAGCGGAAGTGTTGATAAAGGAAAACCCTAACAACAAAAATCTTTTTATTGTTAACGATAATAAAGAGGTTGAAATTAAAACGGAAGAGGTTGAAACAAAACCGTTGGTTGTTATGAAAAAGAAAACTGTTAAAGATATTATATCGGAAACGGTTGCACCAGTTAAACGAGGCAGAAAAAAATCTAAAAAATAATGACGGCAAATAGCAAAATTGCAGTACCGAGTTTTGCAACTAAACGAATTGCTCACCGTGACGATAAAGGCAACGGTGTTCAAGCATACGATTTAGACAATATTTATCCGCAGAGGGTACGTAATGCAATCAATAGTAGTGGCACGGCAACGGCTTGTCAAAATTTATTTGCGAAACATTTGCGAGGGCGTGGTTACAGAAACCAAGATTTAGAAAACCTAATCGTAAATGAAAAAGCACAAACGTTAGCAGACGTTCACCGCTTGTTATGTTATGACCGTGCAATGTATTTAGGCTATGCGTTCCATATAACTTACAACGCACTGTTGCAACCTGTCAGCATTAAGCACGTGCCGTTTGAATTTATCCGTATTGAATTACCAGACGATTTCGGAAACGTTACACAGGTGAAGGTGCATCCAGATTGGGCGAGGGAAACAGGAGCGTTTGACAAAAAGTTGTTAAAGACGTTTGACGTTTACACGGACGATTTAGAAACCGTTTACGAACAAATTGAGAGGGCAGGTGGGTTTGATAAATGGAACGGTCACATTTTATATTATTCCGAGAAGGGAAATTTAATTTACCCTCCTGCCGTTTGCGACCCAGTTTTTGAGGACGTATTGACTGACGCAGGTATTAAAATGTGGAAGTTTAGAGGGATTAGCACAGATTTTATGGCTAACTATTTTTGGGTTTTCAATGGAGAGTTTGCAAGTGAGCAAGAGCGAGAGCAATATGTTGAAGCGGTTAACAGTTTTCAAGGCGTTGATAACAGTCACAAAATTGTAGTTGTTGAGTGTCCGCAACCGAGTGCGAAACCAGAACTAATAAAAGTTGAAAAACAAGATAATGACAAGGTTTACGAATTGACTGAAACAACAGTTAGGGAAAACATTATACGTTCCTATGGTCAGCCGTTGGCATTACACGCAATAAAGACGCAAGGGCAATTGGGTTTGTCTAAAGAATGGGAAGAGGCGAAAGCAAATTATGACGAACGCACCGCAGACGAGCGTAACAAATTATCTAAAACGTTTCAACCTATTTTGGAAAACTGGTTTATGGGAAACCCTGCACCAGACAACGATTATTTAATCATTCCGCTTACAGGATTGGAAGAGCAGAAAACAATTAAACCAATTGGTGAAGTTCTGGAGGTTGGTAAATTGGTTGCGTTGCAACAGTTGATTGTTGACCCTGCATTATCATTAGGACAGAAAGTAAATTATTTGGTTGCGGTGTATGGCATTGACCAAACATTAGCGAGTGCAATTGTTACAGGTTCGGAATTACCTAAACAAATTAAATAAATGGCAGAGCAAATAACTTTATTGATTAACCGCAGTGATATTACACCTTACGCACAGGTCGCAATTCACGCAAGAGAAGAGGAAACGTTGCACCATCAAATTTTAGCAACGCAAAACGTGGACGTTAAACCAGTTTTAGGTGAAGTTTTTTGGACAGACCTTTTGATAAATTACCTTAATGCAAATTACCAAACGTTGTTGCAAGGTGGAACGTATTTAAATGGAGACGGAAACACCGTAACGTTTCAAGGTTTAAAATCCGCAATTGCTTGTTTTACTTACGCACGTTATTTATTGCATAAAAACGCAATTGACACTCCGTTTGGATTGGTTGCAAAGACAAACGAATATAGTCAGCAGACAGACCCTAAAATCATTATCAGTATTGCGAGTGAAAAACGAAACGAGGGCGGTTTATATTTGCAAGAGTGCGTTAAATTTTTACGAGCAAATGAAAACGATTACCCTTTGTTTGGCAATAAGTGTAACGAAGTTGCAACAAATAAATTTATTCATAAATTAACCCAAGCAAGTAGAATTTAAAATGGCATTAGACGATATTATTTTAAGGAGTAGTACGAACGCACCGCTTGTAACAAAGGGAAGCGAACTGACTTACGCAGAACTTGACGGCAACTTTATTGAGTTGTACGAATATCTTACCAATATGAACGCAGGTAGTGCGTTATCACCGTGGAGCATTGCGACAACCTACACAGGAACAAACTACGTAAGTTACAACGGCAACATTTACAAACAAATTGCCTCCCCAAGTTTAGGACAAGTGCCAGATTTAAACCCTGCCGTTTGGGAATTGTCAAGCGTTGGTGCACTTGCTCACGAAAAAAACAAAGACCAGTATTTGGATTTCGGTGGAGTCAACCAAGTGTCAGCAACAGAGGTAAATGATATTGTTGACAATCAAATTATCGTTATCACACCTGCCGATTTTACAACGGCAATAGCAGGGAGCACGTTAAAGCCAAACAGGATTTACAAAATTGATTTAACGTTAGCAGGTTTTGGTTTTGTTTCATTCAATCAACCGTTTCTTTACATTCGTTCACTGACTACAAACACTTACAGTGGCAATGGTTGGATTTCTTTACGTATTGCAAGTTCAATTTATTCAAACTGGAATCCCAACGGAACTTATTTGGCTAACGCTTACGTAAATTATAGGACGCTTGTTTATCAAAATTTGACAGGTGCAAATAGTAACACGCAAGACCCAACGATTGACACCGCAAATTGGCAACTTGTAAGCACGGCAAGTTTTTACGAAACTGTTTTTTTCCACGATGTAAGTTTTAAAATGGAAGGAACGGCAACGATTTACAATTTCACTGACAAATGGGGCAACACTTACAACGTAAACGATATTTTTTCACGTAACATTGCAAACAATAGCGGAATAATGCGAGGCAATAAATGCCTTGATGCAACCGCAAGTTTACGTGATTTGACTTTATTGAGTAGTGGACAGATTTATTACAATTTGTTTAGCAATCAAAGTAGGTTAGTTGCGAATTTGGGCGGTGATGTTTTGGTAAAATTCAGTCATAACGTTTTAAATAATTCAACAATTACCGCAGGTGCACCAATTGAGGGGCAGGTTTACAACAACAATTTTTACTTTGTGGATTTGCAATTGCCAGACGGTTTAAATTCAGCGTGTACGATTGTGGATTTAAAAATTGATTTTAGTTATTTTACCACAATCACAATACCAAACAACCTTGCAAGTTACATTAGTGGAAATGTTAACGATAAAGGAAGTTCAGTCCTTGCGACAATGGATATTACAGGCACAGGTTTGAGTTTAGACCTTGACGGATTTTTTATTTATTCCGATATTATCGGAGTGTTTGAATTTGTAAGCACCAATGCAACGGAGGCAATTGATACAATTGTTAGAAATTACAAAGGGTTTCCAATTATGTTTAAACCTGCAACTGGTTTGACGTTGGATTTAAATTTAACAACTGTCGGCACGTTGTCAGCGGACGGACAAATAATCGGAGACGTTGCAGGTACAATTTCATTGGACGGTGATAGGGGAGACTATGCAATTTTAGAACCTGCAAACGTAAATTTTTATCAAGTGTGGAGAGTTAAACAATATACACAAACGCAATGATTAGGGGAGCGACTTATGAAATAGAAGTTACCGTAAAGAATCCAGATACAGGAGCACCAATTGATTTAACGAGTGCGACAGGTTTGTTGGTTGGTTGCTACGGTGAAGGTAAACGATTGTTTGGCAAATGGAGTTTAGTGGATAAAAGTTCCGAAGGTTACGGAGCGGTGAATATCACTGACCCTATTAACGGAATTTTCAGCGTTGTTTTAGAAGAGGCAAACACTTTGGTTGCACTTGAAAAAGTTGCACGTTTGGAGGTTTTAGTTACGTTCAACAATCCAATGTTTGCAAACAACTTGCAGATTTCAATTGATACAAATATCATTTTGGAAAATGTAGAACGTTCCATATTTGAGGGCGTGAGTGCGATATGAAATTAAGTGCAACGGCATACATTAAAAACAAAATCGTTGTAACAACCGAAATAAAAAACAAGGTTGAAGCAACGGCATACATTAAGAGTTTATCACCTGTTGAATTGCCAGAGATTTTAATTGACAGTTTAAACGCAGGTGAACCAATTGACGAAACTTATTTACCTATTAACGCAAACGGATTAACAGGAATTAGCGGAGGGCAACCATAATGGCAGAAGTAAAAATAAAAATAAGAATTAAACGAGGCAACAAAGCGGATTGGGAAACTGTAAACCCTGTTTTGTCAGTTGGTGAAATTGGTTGGGTGATTGACGAGGGAAAATGGTTTACTGGAAACGGTGCACAAACGTACACGCAAATTTTTGCAGGTGATTTAAACAATGTTTGGACGAGCGAAAAAGAAGCACAAACTTTAATTGAGAGTTACGTTGACCCACTTGTAGAAAATTTACAAGACCAGATTGATGCTTTAACGTCTGGAACTTTGATTGCATTGCCTTACGATACAAACCACGCAACCGCATTTGGAAACGGTTACGTTGTTGGTGATATTGTTTTTTATTCTGGTAACGTTTACCGTTGCATTGCCAACAACGATGCGATAATTCCAACAAATGCGACTTATTGGGTTTCACTTGGTGCAGGTTTTCAAACGGTGCAAACGCCTGTGGATTGGAATGCAACAACAGGTAACAACCAGATTTTAAACAAACCCTCTTTTGTTGAAGGTGTAACAGATGACGGCAACGGTGTTGTTTCAATTGATAATACAACGCCTACCAATCCAATAGTAAATTTTAACGGTGTAAATGTTGACGGCACAACAATAAACGGAGACGGTACGAGCGGAAACCCTTTAACGGTGATTGGCGTTGACGGTGTGCAAAGCGTTACCGACAATGCAGGTGGTGGTGTAAGCGTTGACAACACCGACCCTTTGAATCCTGTAATAAGTTTTACAGGCGTAAGCACTGACGGAATTACTATGGGCGGTGATGGTACATTAGTAAACCCTCTTTACTCTATTGGTGCGGATGCGTTTACAGTCAAAGCAAGTGCAACAGACGTAACGCCAACAGAACTTGATTCAAAAATAGCGTGTACGCAAGACAGTAGTTTGTTAATTTCGGCAATTAGTCCGAGCGGTTTTCAGTATTTAGATTTAAGAGTTAACTGGTCTCCACGAATAGTTTTTGAATGTAAGAACACCGACACCGTTACAATTAACAGAGGCGACCCAGTTTACTTGATGGGAATGGTTGGAGCGACTAACGTTTTTCAAGTTGGTAAAGCGGATGCGTCCGACCCTGCAAAAATGCCGAGCGTTGGCGTTGCTGAAAATAATATGTTGGTAAACGGTTCAAGTGCCGTTGTTGCGTCTGGTTCTTTTTTACAGTTCACTACTGACCCTATTGACGGAGTAACACCAACGCCAAACCAAACACTTTACGTCAAGGCAGGTGGAGGTTTAACAACAGTTAAACCGACAGGAACGAATTTAATCCAGAACATTGGTAAGGTCGGCAAAGTCAGTGTGGGCGGTGCAGGTAGTTTTATTGTTTCCGCAATTATGCGTACCAATGATTTACCAAACATTGCAGACACAAAAATTTGGATTGGTAACGCAAGTGGAGTACCAACGGCACAAACGATTAGCGGTGATGCTACATTGAGCAACACAGGTGCGTTGACGATTGCAAACGATGCGGTAACGTATGCAAAAATTCAAAACGTTTCAGCAACAAAAAAATTACTTGGCAGGGTTTCCGCAGGGGCAGGTGATATAGAAGAGGTTGAGTTGAGTAGTGATGGAACGTTGGGCGGTGTAAGTTCAAGCGGTTCAATTGTAAGTTCACAGAGTGCGGTGAAAAATTACGTTGACGTTGCGGTTGGTTCAAAACAGGATACGCTTGTAAGTGGCACGAACATTAAAACCGTTAACAGTAATTCATTAGTCGGAAGCGGTGATGTTTTAGTGCAAGACGTTTTGGTTAGTGGCACAAACATTAAGACAATAAACAACCAGAGCATACTTGGAAGCGGTGATTTAGAAACTGGTTACGCTTTACAAGTTCAAGCGTTGACGAGTTCACCTGCTGACGGTGCAACAATTTACTTTGGTAATCTACCAAAAGCACCAACAACAACGGCAAATATTTCAAAGGTTTACATTCCGAGAGCAGGTAACATAACACGTGCGGAGATTTATTGCTATTCTGGAACGGCAGGTACTAACGAAAACTGGAGTGGTTACATTAGAAAAAATAATACAACGGACACGCTTATTGCAACGTTAGGAGTTGCAACAAATGAAAGGCGTTTTAGTAATACAGGTTTAAACATTGCGGTTGTCGCAGGGGATTACATAGAAATAAAATTTATCAATCCAACGTGGGCAACGAATCCATTAACAACAATCTTTGGTGGTTATATCTGGATTGAATAGATGACAAAGTTTGACGAAGGTTGGAAGGAATTTATCAAATGGATTGTCGGCATACTTGGTGCAATTCTGTTAATGGCATTGAAAAATTCTTACGATGCACAGAGCGAAAGCAACAGAAAATTGCAAGACAAGGTTGACAAGGTTTATGAT